AAAAGTAAATCCAGTTGCTGTGATTTTTACCCACAGGTCTATCTGATTCGTCATGTGGTAGGCCGGGATTAACACGAAAGAACATAACAGCGCCGGGATTGCACAAATTAACTGCATGTTCAAGCTCTGCAAACACTTTATCCGTGCTACCAAAATTAATACTACCTAGTGCAAGTGTAGCATCATACTTTTCGTCTGGGTGATGATCTAATAGTTTTACATGGATGTCTGCTGCATCATTATAAGGATCAATACCTATTAGGTTATTAATTTTACCTTTAAATTCATGATAACCGCAACCAATATCTAGCACACGCCTAGGATTTAAACTGTTTACTTCATCAATAAGTTTCAGTCCACTATACTTGTACTTTTTCATTTCAGCTTGCCAGTGATTTCGAAAGTAGTTGTCCAACACCTTGTCATCTATTCGATCAACAAGTTCTCCCATGTGCGAGTATTCAATTTCATCTAGTTCAATATCAAATGTACTTTGTATAGCATGTGTTAATGTTTTAGGTTGACGTAACAACTGGGGACTAATGTGTATTAGTTGCTCAAGTTTGTTTAGAATTTTATGATTCATTCAATTCCCCATAAGTCGCAAGAAATATATCGCTGTGTTGGTCATCCTGTTTCCACTGCAACATATGTTTTTGGCCAAAGTCAAGTATTAATTTATTCTGTTGTGCAATCTCTTTTCTCATACCATTCTCGTCACCATACCAATCATAGTTAGGATACGATATGTCAAATCCACCCGCTTGCATCCACCAATCGAAACTGGCTTCATCGGGACGATATACAAGTTGTATCGATGCATTCGGATATCGTTTGATGATCTCGTCAAAGTGATAAACCCACTCATGACTCATCAATAACATTTTTCCAGTTTTGATTTCGAACGGTGCTGTTAGATTATCATAATCTAAATTGGTATCAAACTCCATTCCTGTACCAAAGTAACTATCCACATGGCCACCATACTCTCCGTGACTGTACACACGATGGGACGCTCTATCAGTAATGTTGTAACCTAAATCTTGTTTTAGACGCTGAGCAATGCCACTCCATCTACTGCCGGGGACGCCTGTAAAGAATACTAATTTTTCATTCACAACCTTCTGGAACCTCAAATTTTCTGTAATCATTTTCATCATAGTCACACCAGCTCTGATCAACCAACATCAACCACTCATCTTCTCTATGCGAATGCTCAGGAAAGGGGCAGGAATCACTACGAAACAAGTCATCGTAATGCAACAGAGTTCTATCATTTGTCATTTCATTGAACTTCTTACGTGCCGGGGTTGAATTGAATCGTGCAAAGATTTCTGCTGGACCACCACGAAAAGCTTCTTCCAGACTTAACTGTTTTATAAACGATTGGTTTGAACTTCTCACACCACTATCGGGGATACCACCATGCTTATAATCATTTTTCAATACTCTTTCAATAAAGATCGTAACATAATGCTTTGGTTCGAACTTTAAGGATATGATTTCATGGTTGTATTTCTTTAGCAAGTCCATATATTTTGAATAGAGTAAATTTTCTGTTCCTTTTAAAGTTGTAGGACAGCAACACCACAGTGGATGCGCTGGTACATACTCATAAGGATTGACTGACAGAACTTCTTCAAACCTTTCCAAAGTCATATCTCTTGCAGTTACCAGTTTTAACCAATTTTCGCAGCTAAGTGGTAGTGGTTCAGTTTTATTTGCACGATCATATGAAATGTCAGGTTCGACACCATTAAGAAACCTGACAACCATATCACCCTTCGATCCACCTACATATTCGAATATATATTTCTTCATAGATATTCGAATGTAGTAGATACGATTGGGTCTTTTTCAGAACCAACCCAAAGCTTTGTGGTAGTCACCACACGAACTTGCCTCTCCATCATACCAACTGATGTTTCCTGTAACTCAGAGAAATACTCAGTCGTCACTGTCTTGAATGGCTTCGTCATTTCCTGCTCCATATTTAAACTCCGTTTCTGCTGCAAGGTCTAACTGATGCATGATATCATCAGTGAAGTGGGTTGTAGGATCACTCAGGATCGCCTTACCGAACTGCTTAGACCCGTCAGGCAGTTCATACCGTGTTGATACCTTCTTAAATATCTCATACTTCTCAGCGAGTTCCAGCAGGCCGTAGTATCGGTCCAATCCCTTGTCATAGGTCAGTCGCACATCCACCATCTTGTTCTCTTTGGTAAGGCGGGACTTGTGGTTCTTGCAGTGAATGATATTACCGATAACCTCAGTACCATCTTTCTCTTTCTTCTTGCTGAGGTAGATGATAGAACTCGCAGCATACTTCAGACCACTACCACCACCCATCTCCTTGGTAGAAAACAGACCCATACTCTCATAAGTATGATTAGTTACGACCATCGGGACTTTCGCTCGCCCAAGTTTCAACGTCAGAACTCGAAACGCCGCTTTGAGAACCTGAGCTCTTGTCATATCTCTGGTTTCTTTACCATCCGTGGTGTCTTCGACTTCCTTCGTGGTACTCAGCATACCCAATGAGTCCAGACAGAGGAACAACGGCTTGCGGTCACTCTCATTCTGCGCCATGTAGTCGTCAATCACTCGAATTGCCTGTGTGCGAAACTCCTGTACGGTTGTGACAGGAAAGATCACCATGCGTTTCGGATCAATTCCACGGTCCACCACCATGTTCTTGGTAATCGCACTTTCACTTTCGAAGTATATGACACCAGCGTCTGGATCAATGTCGAGAAAGTTCTTTACGATACCCATAAGGAAATACGTCTTACCAGTTGCACTCTCTCCTGCAATCGCAGTAATCTTGTTTGCGGGTAGTCCCCCGTATATGGAACCACTCAGTAGTCCATTGAAGATATATGAGCCAGTATCAATGAAACTGTCAACATCCCCTGCTTCAACACCGTCATCCACGATAGCTGCGTATTCATTACCAGCATTCTTGATAACGTCTCTTAGAAAATCATTCATATTTAATCCTTTTTATCCATAGTTGTAAATTTTTGATCACCCATTGGTACACCCTTTGTTGTTGGTTCATTATCAGACTCTTCAAGCATTTGATCAATCTCGGCATCATCGGGCATTTCTAATGGAGGAATACCTTTAAGACTTAGCTGTTCCTTTGCTAATATACCAGCTGGTGAATTTAACATTTGGTCTATAACATCCCGTACTCCGGGTTCTACGGAAACCTTCTTGCCAAACATTCCCGCACCATCAATCTTTCTTTGCAACAAGACCATCGACTTAGCAAAATGTAATTCGCCCTCAGAGATGTTGGTTTCTTCTTCTTCCAACTCTTCCAGTTCTTCTATGTCTTCCAACAAATCAGCAATCTCTGCGAGTTGCATCAAGTCATCTTCTTCAGCCATGGATATCTCCTATACGCATTGACACATTATCATGTACGCGAATCCAAATACTACTATACACCCTACAACAAAGAATGTCAAGGTATAAAACAATGCTTTCAGAGATTTAATTGGATGTCGTATAAAATAACACACAAGAAACCCTATGAGAAGTATTCCCAGTATAATAGTCATGGTGTAGTATTTATCTCCAGTTAAGTCAGCGAAAGGCGCTCAGGTTTGGGTGGGGGGCTCTATCTCACAGATACGAGTTCTCATGTACTCAGTAATAAGTGGATCAATCTTCAAGTCCATATCAGTAATTCTCTGTAGTTCCATTTTGAATACTGTAAGGGTAGGCATATCTGCACCGTTGATGTTCTTTGACATGAGGGGAAACTCCTTATAGGTAATTATATAGGGTAGTGCAATCGAAGTACGCTGAGGTTTAGGGGGGGTCTGAAATATTGCTTTGGATACTTATTGCATTTATAGACTAGGTAAGTCATGTCAGTTCTAACCCCCCTAAAGGCCTATAGCTATATAAGGTGGAGAGAGGGGGAATCGAACCCCCTGTTAGGTAGTGTGAGCTACCTTGATATGTTCTCACAATGCATCCCTGTACATGTGACCGTCAGCCTCACAGCGATCTTCAGTCTCAGTCCAACAGGGACTATATCATTCACTCAACCAGACTCTCCTCAATAAAAGAGAGAGTGTCGGTCCACTTAGCATTCTAGCAATATACGAAAGACCATTCGGGACACTCTCTGAGTATATCTTACTATATCACACTAGAACAGCTTTGTCAACCATATTCTTAAACTTATTTAGCGCCTCTCCATAGGAAGAATTGAATACCTCATTACTAGAGAAGAATCGGTTCTTCTTCACCTCTATCTCATACCGATAGTTCCCATACCTCCAGAGGTACATGGGAGTAACATCATCAAGGCTGCTCTTGCCTGTTGCACACAATGTAGTCATACTATATCTCCCAAAACATCTTAGTGATAGGGCACCATTTAACTTCGATATCCGTACCCTTAACAGTCATCTTATCAGACGTTAGGGATAGGGTCATAACCGTGTCCCAAGCAAAGGTCTTCTTCTCTTTAGTCATCGTGTTCATCTCTTCGTTGTTTCTCATTATACCTAACTATACCATACGCAGAGGGTATTGTCAATGGCTAATCAGCATCTTTCTCAAATAATTTCTCTACTCTCTCACGCCAAGCCTTAAACTCTGTGAATCCTCTGTCAGTCATACGGGTGCCACTCTCCATGCAATATTCTGCATACATGTCACGATATTCCTGTTCATTCATTACATCATCCTCTTGATGGCCAGAGTGGTATCAAACCCACCCTCATTATACTCTTTCACAAACCTGTCAGTGAACTTCACATAGTCATCGTCACCCTTGAAGTCCTTACCAGTGATCTTCTCATACAGCACAGTCATCCAAGTGGCATCCAGTACATACATGGGGTTCTTATCAGTACCCACGTTCACAATGGGGTTAATGTCAGTAATATCAGTCATTCGTTAGTCCTTTATGTCTTATCAACCATCCTACAAGCTAACTATACCAGGCTGTCAAGGTAGAGTCAAGGCATAAATCGGCGAATTCTCAAAATAAATCTCGGTATGTGGCACTTGTCAACCCCCTAAATAACTGTTAAAGTCTCACTCTGCTCCCCTCATATTCATGTTTATTTAAGCCTTTAATGCTAATGGGTTATTATGGGTATTTATGGGTATATTCCCCACATTTCTTCCGCAAGCGCCTTGACTCCCCACTGTTTACATGATATAAATAGGGTATCATGAATACATTTTTAGAAATGCTCACAGAAGACAAAGGCGGTAAGAACCTTCACCTAGAACACATAGAGGATGAAATCCTTAACTATGGTGTGGATGGAGGGCGTGCTGCGATTAACTTTCTACAGTCATTGCGTGATATGTTGGCTGGTTCAGCGCGTAGTAGTGTCAATATGACTGTGAAATGGGATGGAGCTCCTGCTATATTTGCTGGTATTGAACCCGAAACTGGTGACTTTTTTGTTGCTAAGAAGTCTGTGTTCAATGTCAACCCCAAGTTATATAAGACAAATAAGGAGATCGATGCTGATCTGTCAGGAGAGTTGAATGCTAAGTTTAAGGTTGCATTACGAGAATTTAGTAAGTTGGGCATCAAGGGTGTACTCCAAGGTGATCTTATGTTCACGAATGATGTGGAAACAGACACTATCGACGGTGTTTCACATTACACTTTTCAGCCTAATACTATTGTCTATGCTGTACCTGTTGATAGCGTATTAGGTAAACAAATCAAATCCGCGAAAGTCGGTATTGTCTGGCATACGACCTATTCTGGGAAAACATTACAGGGTATGAAGGCGTCATTCGGTGCGAACATAAAAGGACTGAAGAGGTCTGCATCTGTGTGGATGGATGATGCAACCTACAAGGACACATCTGGTACGTCTACCTTTACCAGTACGGAAACGGATAAAATCACTGCGACTCTTTCGCAAGTGGGTAAGACGTTTCAGAGTATCAATGCAAATGGTTTGCGTAAGTTTCTTACTGTGCAGAATGGCATGACAGGTGCAATCGCGGGTGCATCACTCAAGACCTACAATAACAGTAAGGTTCGTGCTGGTGAGAAGATTACTAACCCTGCTGCACATGCGAAAGGGTACGAGAAGTGGGTGTTTGACTCCATTCAGAAACAGATTGATAAGGCTAAGAGTGACGCTGGTAAGAAGAAATACACTGATATGCAGAAGGAATATGTGCGTGAAGTCAAAAAGCACACACGCAACCTCACTCAGATCATCACCTTTCAGAACCTATTGGTGGACGCAAAGATGCAAATTGTTAAGAAACTGGACCGCGTGAGAAGTATCGGCACCTTCATACGCACTGGTAACGGGTTCAAGGTGACCAACCCCGAAGGTTATGTTGCGATAGATCGTGTATCTGGTGGTGCTGTCAAGCTGGTTGATCGTATGGAGTTCTCATACAACAACTTCACCGCAATCAAGGCATGGGATCGATAATACCTGCCTCTGTTATCTCATCTATGTGCCTACCACAACCTATGCATACATTATCCTCATTCAGAGTGCATGTACCAATGCAGGGTGAGTCTTCCTTTATTTCTTTTGCAGTCCTATTCATCTGTCGTAGCAAACTGTACTCTGCCTGTCTCTAACTGTTCATCTATCTGATCAGCGAGTATATCTCCCATAAGTGTCATGAACTCTTCCTCATCGATGTCCTCAAATGCAAGTCCTGCATTCTCCAGTATTTCGAACTCAAAGGATAGAACTGCACGCCCATCGTCTGTTTGTGGTAGATTGATTTTAGTATAACCCCATGCAACACCCTTGTACTTACCATCTTCCATCATGATAGCCATGTGTTCGTATCCGTCTTTTGTCACAAATGAATATGTGTTTGGTTCAACTCTGTTCATTTCCATACCCTTTCCAGTACGTTATATTCGTCTATTTTCTGCTCTTCATATCTATCTGGTGTAATCTTCCACCATACTATGCCTATTGATACTCTATTACCCTCATATGGTTGCACTCTATGCGTCAATGTTGCATCAAAGTATATCAGTCGATTGGGTATTGGTTCGAATGTTGTGGTGCATTTCCAATCTGATACAGGGCCTGGACCACCTATCTCAAGGTGACCGCCACTGTCTGGTGACCTCATATAATAGATGAATGTACTCTCAGGCAGTGAATTTATGGGATATTCGTCACAATAGGATAGAATGTCGTTATGCCACACAGGGTCTACTGGGCGCACGTTATACCACGCTGTAGCGCCCAATGCGGGTTCTTTTACATAGTTATACGTTGAATGCACCATCTTTGTCAGTGCATTGGTGTCGGGGTTCGATGCAGCACCCACCCAATGTACTTTCGCATACTCAATATGAAGGTTATTCAGTGCATCCATATGGTCCTGTTCCAGATAGTCGTCAATGATTTTCATCCCCTGTAGTACCTCTCTGGCCTATTGTCAACCCATTTCTTTGGACCTTCTGTCCAGTATTGTTCGTTTACACTTGCATTCCACCATCCAGCAACAAGTGCAGTGCCTATACTGTAACCACCCTCTTCTCTCAGGTGTATATACCATTTATACCATAATGCAGTCATACTTGCCATCCTTCACCGAACTCTGTCTTGTCAAATGTGGGTGACTCGAAATCGTCCTTCTCCTCTGTCTGATTACTGTCTGCAAGTCCATTCTGTTGACTCTCATCTAGGTCCATCAGTCGCATCTTTGCACGGTCAATACCCACCACAAAGCGCTTGTTCATGGTTGGGTCATTGTATCGGTTCTTCAACTGTTTCACCGCAATCTGGTTTGCTGCCTCTAGTTCTTCGTTACTAATGAGTGCAAACATGAGATCAGCAGTAGCCGGTAGTCCAAAACTCTCACTGGTATCTTCAAGACCCACATCGGAATTCGAGAACCCAGAGCGAGTCGTCTGTGTTGCAGACATGATTGGTACATTCGTCTCGACTGCAAGTCCTCGTAGTTCTTCTGCAATCGATTTGATATACATGTACGAATTGACATTTGCTTGTCCCTTAAACCGTGATGATGAGCAGATATTCAGATAGTCAATGAAGATGATATCTGGCTTGAAACTCTTCTTGATTGCCAGTTCCTTGATCAGTCCGCGAAAGTGCGCGGAATGAGCGGATGCAGTCGGATATTCCTTGATTACCAGTTGTCCATTCGTCTCCCGAATGATCTTTTCGATCTTGCTGTCATACATCGTCTTGGGTAGGTCATGCAAATCTTCCATAGACACATTCATGAGGTTTGCATCAATGCGTTCAGCGATGCGTTCCTCAGCCATCTCTAGAGTGATATAAAGGACGTTCTTACCCTGATTCATACAGTTTGCTGCCATATGACACATGAACAGCGATTTACCTACACCAGTGCCCGCAAGTGCGATGTTCAGTGTCTTAGGTGGTAATCCACCCTTGGTGATACGATTGAAGAATTCCAGATCAAACGGAATCTTCTCCTCTATCGTATGGTAGTAGTCAAATCGGGCATCTGCATCCAACAGGTAATCGTGGCCAACGCTATTATCGAAACCCACAGCAAGGGCATCTGTGAGAATGCTTGGAATAGCGTCTGGGCCTCTCTCTTTATCTTTTCCATCAATGATTTGTATACCTTCAACAATCGCATTATATACCGCCTTATCCTTACAAAATTTCTCTGTGGTTTCTACTAACCAATCAAAGTTGACATCTTTGTCGTTTTCTAGTTCCTTCACCACCGTTAATACACGCCGAATGTCATCCTCGTTCAGATCACGGCGTGAGTCAATCTCTATCTCCAGAGTTGACTTGGTAGGTAGTGCATTGTATTTCTCTACAAACTTCTGTATCTCTTCAAATACGATGCGCTCAGTACGGTCAGCAAAGTACTCCCCTCGTATAAAGGGAAGCACCTTTCGTGCATACTGCTCATTACCCACCAGCTCTGATAGGGTTGTTCGTTCAATCGTTTGCATATGTCACTCTTTCTCTTTGAGATAGAAACTATTCTGTCTTTGCACCACATCTAATAGTGTATTCTCATTCCAACCGTTTTCTTCTAGAATGACTGACATATCCTCTGGTGGAATAGTCAATACAGATTCGCGTGTGCTTGGGTCAAATTTATAGTATTTGGTTATATTAATCATATGCGTTTACCTTTATCATACATTCGTTGAGGAAATCCAATCCCTCAGTATTCTTATAGGGGTGTGTATACCATACCTCTACTATACCTGATGAGTATAACAGTTTTGCACAAGAAAGGCAAGGGACATGTGTAATAAATGCTGTTGCACCGTCACCTGACTCATTGCTCCTTGCGAGCTTGGTGATTGCATTCTCTTCTGCATGTAGAACTTCTGGTTTGGTAACGAAGTCCTCATCCTCACATACGTTGGTCCACCCAGAGGGCATACCGTTATACCCTATGGATATGATGCGATCATCCCTGACGATCACACAACCTACCTTGAGGCGCTCTGCTGTGCTGCACTCTGCATAGTTAAATGCAGACTTCATATGTGCTACTATGTGTTTATTCTTCATAGTGCGTATTCATAATTTCTAGTTGTCTCATTCTGTTTGATCAAAAATGCACCATTCTTGGTATGAAAATTGTGCGCCATATCAGTATTGGGCGACATGGTTACGAGTCGTTCCCAACCATTGTATATGGCCCAATCTCTCAGGTCCATAATTATCTGTCTACCCGCTTTAGGTTTATAACTCCATACTGTGTAGGGTATCGCATACAACCCCCTTTTAGATAGTGCAATTTCTTTTGTGTCCTTGGGAATATATGTTGTCATTGCAACACAAACTATAGCGGCAGGGTCATCCTCTTCACCGATATAATACATTTCACCCACACTCTTACGCCATGCGTAGGATAATGTGGGTCTTACAGGGTCATCTTTGAGGTATTCTTCAATTGTTAATATCTTCATTATACGTTAAAAGACTCTCCACACCCGCAGCTGCTACTCGCAGTTGGATTGATAATCTTGAGGAAACTACCCCCAAGTTCTGATACATAGTCAATCGTTGACCCCAATACGAACATCTCTGCCATAGGGTCAACCACCAGCACATCGTCAATGGGGTCTGACCAATCAACGTCTGGCCAGTTCTTGGAGAAGTCCCACACATA